ACTCTCGAAGTAACTTTCTCTTTACCATAGCTGATCAACACGAACTCTTGGTCACAACCATCATTGCATTCCACTTTCATCATAGAGATTCCCCTTACTTGCCATAAAAGGCATCTATATCAGCTTGCGTTGCTTCTCTCGGGCCTTTCTCCTTCTCCTCTTGTCCTGTATAGCTTCTTGCAAGATCAATCAAATCTGAACATGTGAGTTCACACATCTCCTCCATACTCAGACCAATTCGTTTGCCGATAGCCAAAAGATCAATTTCTAAACGCGATTCTTTATCTCCGGGATGTGAAGACTCCTTTGACTCCCGCACTTTTACGAAAAAAGCCTTTAGTCGCTTCCTCCACAACATTGAGAATGAGGTCTTCATCCGAGAAATCAATATCCTCTCCATATCCATTCAACCAAGACGCAAATTTAGGGAATGGTTTCCCGAACTGATCCGCCTTTGCCATGGCCCAAGCTAACTGCAAGATGGAAAGGAAATTAATATTACCCAGTGCCAGAACGTCTTCATTTGTAGCCCCATGTTCTTCGTCATTTCCTTCTTCTCTCTCTTCCCTCTCTTCAAAGCCATTGATTATCTTCGTCATATCTCCTATCAGGTCCGATCCGAATTCTTGCTTGTAAAAAAGTAAAGCAGGAGCTACCGCTCTGATCTGAACTGTTTTTTCTCCGAATTTAATCTCTCTCAATTTCACCGTCTCCAATCTCAGTTTGGTTTTTAGTTAATTCGAGGTTTTCAGCCTCCGTTGCACCCGCCTGCACCTCATCGTCAGACGGGCTTAACATGGCATTAGAGGCGTTTACTCCCCCGATGTGAATGTTGGTGTGTAAACTTTAGTAAAGAAGGAATTAAACTGAGTAGCGTTCGTTTCACTCAGTTCCAAATCACCCTTGACGATATTCACTCCGTCCAATTCAATTGGAGATACAGTAACAGACAACGTTTCGCCCGTGATCTCGATTGATTCACCTTTGGTCGTCAACTCTTTTGCTGTCCGGGCTGCTTGGCAATCGTAGTAAACGAAACGGCGATTCCTCTTGTCTCCTAAAACTTGTCCCATGAGTGCGAATTTCTCCGGCATTCCATCAGACGTTTCCACCAGTAAGCCGTGATCATCAATCTTCCAGCCAAACATCCGGACTTTAATTTCATCCGGAATCAAGGCCATTTCCAGTTCTGCTGTATAACCGTTATTGCTCGTAGCCACAAAGTAAGCATTGTTGTCAGCGTAAAAAGTGGAAGACTCTCCTTGTGCCTCTGGCGCCCACCGCACAGCGCCAGGAATAGGAATAGGAACTTCCCAGGCTGGTTGAGATGTTGCAGCGTCATCTAAAAATGCAATGTGTACCTTATCCAATCCAAACGTTACTTTATTTTCTGACATATATGTCACCCTCCGATTAATTGAATTGTGAAAACCGTTTGGAACAGTTTTTCACTGTCCAGGTATGTTTCGACCGTGCTGAATGGCAGCTGCATCTCTTTCAATTTGCCTTTAACTTTTGCCTCGGCGGCCAAGTCTTTCTTTTCGGTGTACAGCTCCACCTGAAAATTGGCGACATCAAGAAAGTTTATATTGTCGGCCATAAAATCGCCGTCATAGGCAAACAGATATACTAAATACGGCGCTTTTGGTTCAGTAGTGAAATGCGAATAAGCGACTGGATACCCAATCGCTTGAAGACCTTGATATAATTCGGTTTGATTCATCATCATCCCCCATTTCGGATGATTGATTTGATTCGATTTACCATATCCGGTAGCTCTCGATCACACACGGGCCTGATATGCGGTTTCCCCGCAACCCGTCCGCCACCTCTTTTAGCATGGCCGTTTTCGAGCAAATGAGTGATACTGGGTTTGTTTTTGTTATATACGATGTTCTTAGTGCTACCGGTTGTGGATTCCTTTTTCAAAGTCCATCCCTTAGCATACACACCGCTTTTCTTTGGCGATATCGTCGATATGCCTTTGGCTACACGCTTTGAAGTCGCGTTCACTTCTTTTTCAATGCCGGCGGTTACATCATCGGTATATTCTTTGACGGCGGCAGTGATCTCATTTGCTAAATCATCAAGGGTACCAGCCAAATTAAAGCCTCCCTTCAGTAATTATGGTGAATGTGGCGTTTAACTCATCGTCATTGATGATACTTTTCACATCGTACGTCACGTTCTTGTATCGGATCTCAATTCGCGTCTTCTTTTCCGCAAACAGCTCATCTATCGTTTTGGAATATCGGACTACAAATCTAGTAATGTGTTCTGAGTTGGTTTGAGCTGCTGCCGTAAATTCAGAACCCTTGGTTGTTTTGACCATTGACCACAGCTTAAGCAGTTCAACAAAATCTTCTGCTTCATTCCCGATGTCGTCCTTAGTAATAATCGGCCCCATGATCGTGATCCGCTTGTTAAAACGTCCGCTGTGACTGTTGCTGTTGTACCTGTTTACATTGTATCTTTTCTCATTCATACGCTTCGCCTTCCAATGCTTTTGCTAGATTCAGATTGTTGATCTGAGTTAAAAAATTGGTGTAAAAGTACTCCAGCGCATCATTGTAAGCATAGCGTGAACGCTCGAAAACGAGTTCCTTGAAAACTTCATCTGTAAGAATGTCATAATCCCCGCATACACGTACTAGATCCGCATGCGAAGCTTTGAGCATCCTCAGTATATTTCCATTCTCATCATCATCCAAGTGCATCCGATCTTTAAACTCTTGAAGGATCTCTGGCGTAATTACTTCTGCCATCTAGATCACTCCTTCAGAGCAGCCTCAGCCTCAAGGGCCTCGTCCTTGCCCTTCACTTTCTCGCCATTGGAGAGTTCGTAGGTTCCGCCACCCACATGATGTGGGAAAATCTTCGTTCCCTCAGCGGCATCGGGTTCATTGCCAGTAGAGTCCACTGGGTCCGCAACAGGCAGATCGGAACTTTCATTCTCCTGAATCTCAGCCAAATAGATCTTGTTGTACTTTGGATGAACATCTGAAAGGAAGTAGATCCGTTCATCATTGGATTCATACCCTTCTGCCGGGTATGTTTCGCCCGGTTGATAGACTCGACCATCATGGTCGCTTTCGCAGAACTCGTTAACCACTTTCGCTCGTAAAGTCATGCGTTTACCTCCCTTAAAATGATTAGACGCCCCAATTAAGGAGCGTCTACGCCTTCTGTATTGAATTGGATGTCCAGGTCATAAAGCAATGCGGCCTTATTATCTTTTGGACGACCGTTGGCAAATTGCTTGATTGTGTAAAGCATTGCGTCTTCGATAGCAAGGGTTTGATCATACTTGTTGGCCTTGTATCCGCCCGCAATAACCGCGAGGTATTGCCCTTTTACAAAGAACAGTGCCTTTTTGGCCGGGATTTCCTCGGACTCAACAAGCTGAATGTTATACGGGAGAGATGTAACCCATTGGCCGTTTGCTGTTTGAATCGTATTACGGAATTGGACACTGATGATATCAATTGGATTGACCACCATAACCACTTTGTTGGATACCTTACGTGCCTTTCCTTTCTCGTCAGTCGTCAAGTTCTGGACAACTCCATGCAGCTCACCAGCCACAACCTCGCCCATCAGAGACGGAGCGAATGTTAATTTTCCAGAAGATGTTTTCGGAGTGACTGCGCCGGTTGTACTGTCACGATTCATCATCAATCCAATAGGTTCGCTTTGTGCCGGACCGCGGCCGTTTACCAATCCAAACTCAAGACCCACGGCATAACTTTCCACCAGAACAGTACGAACATAACGTTCAACCCAAGTTGGCCCAAGTTCCAGCATATCTTTTGGAATTACAGCAAACGCCGTGAGCTTCAGTTGCCCGATTTTCTCTTCTCGGAATGCCGCGCTGATTTGACCCTTGATCTCTCCGTACAGATCTCCCCACGCATATGCTTTTGTTGCATCAGAGTAAATGAACCGAGTTACAGCGCCGAGATCTTGCAAACCAATCGCGTCTAATAGTGGGTGCTCTGTTACCAGATCCTCGAATACCCGTTCTTGGACAGTCTCAGGCAAGATCATATTTTCAGTGAAACCACCGCTGATAATTACCTCGTTAAAGAACTTCTTTTCTTCCGAAGTCAAAACGTTATGACCTCTCGCCGCAAGTACTTGGGCATCCGTGTTATCATTACGCACTTGTGTCGTAATTTTTTCCGTTAAATCCTCTGCCAGGGCGTCTTGCATTTCATTCCATGCAACAGCCTGTTTTTCAGCATCTGCACCCTCTTTGACCAGATCCATGTAAGCTGCTTTCTTAGCTTCAAAGTTTTCCATTTTACCTTTGAGTTTCATTGTCATTTGAATGCCTCCATTTTCCCATTAAAAAATGAACCTTGGTCCGGCAGAAGCTGCTGGATTC